GAATTTCGTTCGGAGCATGAGCGGATGTTGTGGAACCTCCCCGCAACGGGTTCGGCGTTCAAAAAGGTGTACTACGACCCGAACATGCAGCGTCAGGTCTCGGTGTTTATCCCGGCGGAAGACATCATTATTTCGTATGGAGCCTCATCCATCGAGACAGCGGAGCGTGTTACGCACCGTATGTTCAAGACCAAGAACGAGATTCGTAAGCTTCAGGTGGCGGGGTTCTACAGAGATGTGGAGCTTGGGGAGCCGACCAAATCTAAAGACGAGATTCAGGAGCGCAAAAACAAAGAGACTGGGTTCAACAGTCTGAACGACGACCGGTTTGAGTTGTTTGAGTGCCACATTAACCTCGACCTAGAAGGCTACGAGGACAAAGAAGATGGGAAACCCACGGGCATTGCCATCCCGTACGTGGTCACAGTCATTGGTGGCACGGGAGAGATTCTGTCCGTGCGGCGTAACTACTACGAGGACGACCCCACAAAAGCACGCAGGGATCACTTCGTGCACTACGTCTACATTCCGGGCTTCGGGGTGTATGGCTTCGGTCTGTTCCACCTGATCGGTGGGTTCGCACGGTCAGCCACCTCGATCATGCGTCAGCTTGTGGACGCCGGTACGTTGTCGAACCTGCCGGGGGGCTTAAAAGCCCGTGGTCTACGCATTAAAGGCGACGATACCCCGATTGCTCCGGGTGAGTTCAGGGACGTGGACGTTGGCTCCGGTGCCATCCGCGACAACATTCTCCCCCTGCCGTACAAAGAACCAAGTGCCACGCTTTACAACTTGCTGGGCACCATCGTTGAGGAGGGACGTCGATTCGCTGCTACGGCAGATATGAAGATTTCCGACATGTCCGCACAGGCGCCTGTGGGTACGACACTGGCCTTGCTGGAGCGCATGCTCAAGGTGATGTCGGCGGTTCAGGCTCGGGTGCACTATGCCTTCAAACAAGAGCTAAAGTTATTGGCTGGCATCATTCGTGACTACACCGATGACGAGTATGAGTACGAGCCGAATGATGGGCCGCGTCATGCCAAGAAGTCAGACTACGACATGGTGGAGATCATCCCCGTGTCAGACCCCAATGCGGCGACCATGTCGCAGCGGGTGGTGCAGTATCAAGCAGTGATCCAGTTGTCCCAGACCGCACCCCAGATTTACAACCTGCCCCAGCTGCATCGGCAGATGTTGGAGGTGTTGGGCATCAAGGACGCAGCCAAGCTGGTGCCGGTGGAGGACGACGAGAAGCCTACCGACCCGGTTACGGAGAACATGAACGTGATGAACGGCAAGCCCGTCAAAGCTTTCATATATCAGGATCACGAAGCGCATATCGCTGTGCACATGAATGCCATGCAGGATCCCAACATTCAGCGGTTGATTGGGCAGAATCCGATGGCAAATCAGATTGGTGCAGCGCTGCAAGCGCACATCGCAGAACACGTCGGGTTCGCATACCGGCGCCGTATCGAGGAGCAGTTGGGTATTCCGTTGCCCTCGCCAGAAGAAGAAATGCCAGAAGAGTTGGAGCTTCAGGTCTCCCGCCTCGTTGCCGAGGCATCGCGCCGTGTGCTGGCTAACAGCCAAGCCGAGGCTGCGCAGCAGCAGGCCCAGCAGCAGGCACAGGATCCAATTGTGCAAATGCAGCAACAGGAGTTGGCGATCAAGCAGGGTGAGTTGGCGCTCAAGGAGAAGAAGGTTCAAGTTGACGCCGCTGCCAAAGCTGACGAACTCGCGCTTCGTGAGAAAGAACTCGCGGTTAAAGCCGCGCAGGCTGCTGATGAACTTCAGCAGAAGGCCGAACTTGAGGGCATGCGCCTCGGGATCGACGTTGCGAAAACTCGCGCACAACCAAAAGGAGGTAACAACCGTTGATTCAAGCTTTCGCAGAGACCCTGCGCAAAAAAATCCGAGAGGATATGAACAACTACGCGGACGACTGCGCAGGCGGTGCGTGCCGTAGCTTTGAGGAGTACCAAAAACTCTGTGGCGTGATTCAAGGTCTGGCGCTTGCAGAGGCTCATTTAATTGACCTTGCAAAGAAAGTTGAGGAAGCAAATGACTGATATTGCTGAAACTTTGGCGGAAGCTGAAGCCGCTGAAAAAGCCACCCAATTGCCAAAGCCTACGGGCTGGAAGCTTTTGTGTGCATTACCGGAAGTAGAAGATAAGTTCTCAGGAACCGATCTTTTGAAGCCAGATTCGATCACTAAAGTCGAAGAGCACAGCACCACAGTTCTTTTTGTGATTGCTGCTGGCCCAGACGCGTACAAGGACACCGCGAAGTTTCCCAACGGACCATGGTGTAAAGAGGGCGACTTTGTGCTAGTACGTGCTTACTCCGGTACTCGTTTTAAGATTCACGGACGCGAGTTCCGCCTACTAAACGACGACCAAGTTGAAGCGGTCGTGGAAGACCCACGCGGCTACACCCGCGCTTAAAGGAGCAAAAAATGCCTGAAAGCTACAAATTCCCTGACCAAGCTGAAGAGCAGGACATCGAGGTCGAAACCGAAGAAAGCGATATTGAACTTGAAGTTATAGACGATACGCCGCCTGAAGACAGAAACCGCAAGCCCCTTGACCGTGAGGTTGAGGATCCGTCTGACGACGAAGTTGCTGAGTACAGCGAAAAAGTTCAGAAGCGGATGAAAGAGTTGACCCATGCGCGTCATGACGAGCGTCGGGCTAAAGAAGCGGCTTTGCGTGAGCGGGAAGAAGCAGCCCGTGTTGCCCAGCAATTGTTTGAAGAAAACAAGCGCCTGAAAGAGCAATACAACGCGGGAAATGCCGTCTACAACGAGGTTGTCCAATCTAAAGCTGATATGGAGCTTCAGATTGCACGTCAAAAGCTTCGGGAAGCGCAAGAAAGTTACGACACGGACGCCATTATTGCGGCACAGGAGGAGTTGGCTGCTGCAAAGTACCGGTCGGAATACACAAAAACTTTTAAGCCAACAGCTTTACAAACCCAAAACGATGAGGTATATAATCAACCAACGCTGCAACAATCTGAGCCACAGCCGCGACTGACTGAAGAGGACGTCCGGTGGAAAACACGGAATCCGTGGTTTGGCGAGGATGATGAGATGACCGCTCTCGCGTATGCAGTGCACAAGAAATTGGTCAGTTCCGGGGTGACAGCCGGTACAAATGATTACTACGAGCGCGTTGACGCTCGCATGCGTGAAGTGTTTCCCGATTATTTCGGAGAGACAAGGAAACAGGAACCGAAACGTCCGGCAACCGTTGTTGCTGCTCCAACCCGTACTGCGGGTAAGAAAAAGGTCTCCTTGACCAAAACCCAAGAGGCAATCGCCAAACGTTTGGGTCTTACCAATGAACAGTATGCTCGTGAAGTTCTTAAACTTAACTCGGAGTCCTAACCATGTCTGAAAGAATTAGTCGTGATGGTGCGCAAGAGCGCACACCCAGAAACCTTCAAACACGTGAGAGCAACACTCGGTCAGTATATGTACCGCCGAGCGCTCTACCGGAACCTGAACCGCAACCCGGATGGCGTTTTCGCTGGATTGCTACGGAGGTCTTGGGCCAAGGCGTTCCTCAAAACGTCTCCAAGAAAACCAGAGAAGGCTGGGAACCGGTCAGAGCTGTTGACCACCCCGAGCTGATGCTCGCTGCTAACAAGAACGGGAATGTGGAAATGGGTGGTTTGTTGCTGTGTAAGATGCCAGCAGAATTGGCGGAATCACGCAACGACTACTACAACAAGCAAGCCCAATCACAAATGGAGTCTGTTGATAACAACTTCATGCGTAACAATGACCCCCGCATGCCGCTGTTTAGCGAGAAGAAATCCTCGACGACAAGGGGTGTGGGTTTTGGCAATGGTTCTAAATAACTTTTAACGAGGTGTAATAATGGCTACTACTGCTGCTCCTTACGGGCTACGTCCCGTGAAACGAGTTGATGGCATGCCCTACGCCGGTGCGACAGAGACGTTTCTGATCGACCCTGCTGGTGAAGCCACCAACATTTTCTATGGTCAAGTCGTGATTATCGGTTCCGATGGCTATCTGGCTATCTCTACCGCTACTGGCGCTGACATCACCACTAACAACCTCGGCGGTTCCGGCGTTGGTGCTATCGGCGTTTTCGTCGGTTGCCAATTCGTAAACGCTCAAGGTCAAGTTATTGACAGCCAGTACTACCCGTCTGGCACGACTGGTGTTGTTACTGCCAAGGTCGTGACCGACCCGATGGTTGTTTTCCAAGCCCAGCTTGATGGTTCGGCTGCTCAGACTGCTCTGGGTACCAACACCTTCTTTGCTGCTGTCCAGTCCACCTCTACTGGTAGTACCCGTACTGGTAACTCGACTTCGGCTCTGGACGCTACCGTCCAAACTGCTGCCGCCGCATTCCGCATTGTTGGTTTTGCCTCTACACCGGGCGATTCTTACACTGACGTGTTTGTGAAATTCAACCCCGACGCTCATTCATATTTGAATAACGTTGGTCTGTAAGGAGCATTAAAAAATGGCTATTTCACGCGCACAACTACTTAAAGAACTCCTTCCCGGCCTGAACGCTCTGTTCGGTATGGAGTACGCTCGCTACGGCGAAGAGCACAAAGAGATCTATGAAACTGAGACCTCCGAGCGCTCCTTCGAAGAAGAGACCAAGCTGTCTGGCTTCTCCGCTGCCCCTGTCAAAAACGAAGGTTCCGCCATCGCTTATGACAATGCGCAGGAAGCTTTCACGGCTCGCTATACACACGAGACCATTGCTCTTGGCTTCTCGATCACCGAAGAGGCGATTGAGGACAACCTGTATGACAGCCTTTCGGCCCGTTATACCAAGGCTCTGGCCCGTGCCATGGCGTACACCAAGCAGGTTAAAGCTGCTGCCGTTCTGAACAACGGCTTTAACTCGGCCTACCCCGGTGGTGACGGTGTTGAGTTGTTCTCGACTGCTCACCCCCTGGTTTCTGGTGGAACCAACTCCAACGAACCCGCCACTCCGGCTGACCTGAATGAGACCTCCCTTGAGAGCGCCGTTATTCAGATCGCTGCGTGGACGGACGAGCGTGGTCTTCTGATCGCTGCCAAGCCCCGCAAACTCATCATTCCGCCTTCGCTGATGTTCGTGGCAACCCGCCTGCTGGAGACTGAACTCCGCACGGCTACTGCCGACAACGACATCAACGCGCTGCGCAGCAATGGTGCGATTCCCGAGGGCTATGCCGTTAACCACTTCCTGACGGACCCAGATGCTTGGTTCCTGACCACGGATGTGCCTAATGGTCTGAAGCACTTTGTTCGTTCGCCGATGTCTCAGTCCATGGATGGTGACTTTGATACCGGTAACGTTCGTTACAAAGCCCGTGAGCGTTATTCCTTCGGATTCTCGGATCCGCTTGGAATGTTCGGTTCACCCGGTGCTTAAACAGCAGTAAAAAGGGGGGTTGCAAAACCCCCCTTTTGTTGTATCCTCTAATTACCAAGATTTTTTCCCTGTACCGACTGGCTTGGCAGACTTAGTAGAGACGGTGCGGGTTATGTGCTACTACACGAAAGGAGCCTTAAATGGCAACCACCACATTCAACGGTCCAGTTGTATCTGCGAACGGCTTTATTCCTCCCGTAGTTACGACTGCCAATCTCCCCGCTTTTGCTTCTGTCCCCGTCGGTACGATGTACATCATCTCTGATAATGGTGCTGGCAACGACGAATACTGCGTTGTTATCAACACCGGTGCTGCTTGGGTTACTGCTGTCGGCGCTGCGCTGTCCTAAGTAGGAGGCTGATATGCCTACCATGCAATATGACGTCTTAGCGACGAAGCCATTGACAGCTACCGGCAATTTTTTGGATCAGCAGAATAATGCCATTCAGCGTGCACGGATCAAAACGATCTATGCAA